GTAGGATTCAATCTCTGCTTTATTTTGTGCTGTAAACAGCAACCTAGCAATGATATTATCAACTAAACCAACACTGAAAATTAATCGAAGACGACCTTCCACAATTTTTGCTTGTTTATGAGGTTCATCTTTACCAAATAGCTTGATAGGATCACACAGACCCATTCTCACCAGTTCAACTGGATTCGTTACATCACAGTTGAAATTGAGCAACAAATTCAACCGCTCCACTACTGCTTCTTTTATTACGAAGTAGTAGTGCTCAAGGAGACGGTTGTTTTCATTACTTAGAGTGTTAAGAGGAAATCCTGGACTGGATTTTCTCTCAACGCCGTAACAGAGCACATGACGAAGTAACGTAACTTCCTCATCAATTCTACTCTCTCCAGCTCTGAACACTTCTTCAAAACCTGGTGGAATGTTCGTGTTTGGCAGATCCGATTGTAGAGCTTCTCTTGCTTTCGGGTGAAGATTACTATCTGAACGACGGTATCTTGAGGCCTGGAGATTAAGGGAACGACGCTCTGCGTCTCCCCCCCTTTCGGGATATCCCCACTCTGCAATAGAGCCCCTGAGTTGAATCGCTTTACGACACGCCTCAGAAACTTTTCTCGCTCCACCTGGGGCATGCATTCTAGCGCACTTTCCAGATGGAACGAATTCAAGTTCGGATTGACAACCACGAGTTTGGAGGTTAGTCCACTTGTACTCACCGATTCCGTAGAGCCAGGTGAGTCCTGGATTGGAGTCTCGACAGAAGAGAGGACTTGAGTCTTCTTCTTGTTCCTTGATCTCCTCTTCAACAGAGTAGGCGAAGGCGTCGGGTCCCGCAAGGACTGCGTACAAGTGGTCTGAGTTACCGGGGTTGTACTCAAAGCATCCACTCGCTTCTGCGGTGTGGGAGGTACTGGCGCTTTCTTCTTTATTAGAATTGGCGAGGTTCCCTTCACCATCGATGGATTCACTAAAACTTTCCCTTTCATAGGTACTTGTCCTAGTGTCTCGACTTTCGACGATTGCTTCTTTTCCATTTTGACCACTGAAACAGGGATCCCCTCGGGAGTACTGAGATTTTGCATCTGTTCCTCTACAACTACTGGCATCTGTTTTCCGCTCATGCCTGGTGAGCTTATTTGAAAAACCTCTTGAGACTCAAATCCATGAGAATCAATG